GCCGTACACCACCGTTTCGGACAGGCGACCGTGCATGTGGTGCAGCATCTTCCCGTCGCCCAGGTAGACGCCGGCATGGTTCGACACCGGCGAGCGGATCTGCATCAGGATCATGTCGCCGCGTTGCGGCTCGCCATCGATCAGCTCGAAGCCTTCAGCACGCAGCCGGTCCAGGCTGTAGAGGTCCTGGCCCTTCTCCCACCAGTCGTCCTCTCGCTCGTACTGGCTGAGCTGGATGCCCAGCTCGCGGGCGTAGAAGTCGCGCACCAAGCTGTAGCAGTCCAGGACGCCATGGGCGAACTGCCGGCCCACCAGCGGCGCCTCGTAGCCGCAAGGCTCGACGGTCTGCAGGTCGCCGCACTCTGGGTCGGCCCCCACGCATTGCCCCACGCTCACGATGTGCCACGGCAGGCCGCTGGCCTCGCACATGACGCGGTCGGCGTCTGAAGCGGCGGCGGACGCGTTGGGATGGCTGTGCACGACGGCCAGTACCTCGCCGACGTCCTCGGCGTCGGCGAAGTCCTCCGCCGGCAGCCGGAAGTGCTCGCTGGGCGTGGTCGCCAGGTTCCGGCACGCGATGTAGATCTCCCCATCGCGGCCGGCCACGATCAGGCCGCAGCACTCGCGCGGGTATTCGGCCACGGCATGCGCCTCGATGGCCTGCAGGGTGGTCTGTTGCATGGATCTCGCCCATAGAAAAGGCCCGCGCTGGGCGGGCCTTGTGGTGCTGCTGATTCAGCGCGAACGTTCGGTGGTGTTGCTTGGCGGGTGGTCAGGTCCGCAGCAGGCCTGCGGCCGGGAAGCCACCGTGTGGGAGGGGCTTGTCCTGGCCGAACCGCAGTTGGCAACTCCGAACCAGGCCGGCGCACACGTCCCTGGCCGGGTCGTCCACCGGCCGGTCGTTGATATCGAAGTAGGCCGAGCCGGTGTAGCCGCAGTAGGGACCGCGGTAGCCGCCATGCAGCAGCGCGCTGCAGATCCTGGTGCACTGCCGCGCGGGCAGCTCCCTACCGTTGAAGTCGGCCACGGTGGTCAGCTCGAATTCGACCGTCTCGTCGTCCTCACCCACCTTGCGCTCGATGTACCAGATCTCATCCTTGAAGTGCTCGCCCGGGTCGGCCAGCGGGTTCCCCTCGGGGAAGTTGGCAGCGTCCAGGTACTTCACCAGCGTCTGGCGGCGGATCACTTTCGCGCCGGCCAGGTCTTGGAACATGCGACACATAGAGCCGATCACGCCGTTGATGTTGCTGACCTTCAGACGCGGGTTCGGCTGCTGCTCGCTGGTACGCTGAAAGCCGGTAGCGGTGACCGGCCAAGGGCCGTACTCCTGGCCCTGCCACCAGATCGAACCCGATTGCAGGTGCGCATGGAAGAAGAGCTGATCGGCACCGAAGCTGGAGCAGTCCAGTTCATACACGGTGACACGGCCGCCTGGCTCGAGCTGCTGCGCATCGGCGGTGATCATGTCGATGGCTCCAATGCTTTGAGCCGCGCAGACAACCCGGCGATCGTGGCAAGCATTTCGTTGCGCTCATTCTCCAAGGCCGCAATTCGATTGTCGTGCTCGATCCAACCCGCATGCAGGTAGGGCACCATCCCGACGTAATTGACGCTCTGCAGAACAGGGACCTCCTTCAGCTCCTGCCGTGGCGGCACATATCCCACGGGTTCCTCACCAGGTGCATATGGCGTCGCGTCTCCCACCAACACCAGCTCTTCCCGCACACCATCCTTGACGCCGTCTACGAGAAGCCCGAAGTGAGCCTGATGCTCGTGGGCCACGTACCCAGAACGCCGCGGACCGGCCGCATCCCGCGCATCTGTGTACTCCACCGGGCGGGTCGCCCGCAGCGAGGATGCAGCGGAACTGGGATCGATACTCGCGATGTCAACTTTGATTCGGTAGTCCGAGTTCTGGGTCAACGTACCAGCGATGATGACGTTGCCGTTGTCAATGAACTGGTGACGGCTTGCACCCGCTGCAAAATGGAAGTGCACTGACGTCTGCGCGCCGACGAAGGAGCCCCCCTCGTACACGTCCAGACCCCACAGGTGCTTCACTCCCCAATGCGTCACCCGGACTGGCATGTACGCCTGAGTGTTTAACTGGGCATCGACCTGAAGCGCTGGGTTCTTCTGATCCGCCCAGCCCGCGAAGGAACCGCCGATGCCCGCCTCGCTTCCAACGTTGTAGACCCGGAACATGTCTTGGACAGGCTTCCCAGGCATTATGATCGCACCAGTAACGGTCCCTCCCGCTCTGGGAAGCGCAGCGTCTGCAGTAGTTTTTGCGGCGACCGCCTTGCTGTTGGCCGATTGTGCAAGCTGCTCAAGGTACTGGTCATTGGCGTTGATCTTCTCCGACATGACGCGCGCGGGGTCGCCGAGCTTGCCATTGGGCTGCGGAGTAGTGATGTCAATTGGCTGAAGTGCCATGTTCACTCCTTACGGCTGGAACGTCTGTTCGAAGGTGCAACTGATGCGGAAATAACCTTCCGTTTCATCGGTCGCAGACAGTTTTGTGCAGCGGAACCTGGCCTGAGCTTCATTCGGCGGTGTCCAGAAGAAGCTCTCACCACGTGCCTTGCGCAGGCGCAGGAATGCACGGACAGCTGCCATGTCATCGGTTTGCAGATGCCCCCACAGCTCGACACTCCAGGTCTGCCGCTCGTTGTTGATTCCCTCGGGAGCTACTTGCTCGTAGCCGTCGCCGAATCGGGCTGTGCTTTCCGCATAGGCGTAGTCCACCTGCGGTTGCTGGCTATACACCTGCCAGATAAAAGTCTCGGTCATCTCAGGGTTCTCGCCGTAAAAGATGAAGGGGCCTCCAAGGCCCCTTCCGATCAACGCATCATCGTTCTGGCAAGCAAACCATCGGACCGGATGTCACGCAGCTGGAGTTCCCGGTAGCGCGAATCGACGAAGTCACCGAGCTCCTTGCCGAACTGACGCATCAGGGAGGTGTCGCCATCTGCCTGCGTCGAACCGTCGCTGTTCACAACCACACTGACATTCACGGTAGACGGTCCCATGCCAACGACTCCCGGCGTCGCCGGCCCGACCGCACCTCCGTCGGCGTAGCCCGGGAGTCCACGGCGCATAGCCTCGACGACACCCACGCCGCCGGCCCGAGCGATGTCCGCCTGGGACCAAACCACTTCGCCCTTGTGTACGACGCCAGCAGGCTCGTTCACACCACCGTCGCCTGTGTAGCCGCCTGTTGAGTACCCACCGCCGAGCCGCATGTTCTGGAAAAGCTGGTTGTTGATGCTGCTGGTGCCGGAGGTGACGGCCTGGTTGCCGGCGGCAGTGATGCCTCCGCCGGCCCAGGCGCCGGCCACCGAGTTGACGATGCCCAAGATTGCCTGCCGCGCGGCGATCCGCGCCAGATCGGACAGAACCGACTTGGTGAGGTCGGAGAAGCTCAGCTTCCCGGTCGTGGTGAACTTGACCCATGCGTCTTCGAAGCCACCGATGGTATTGCCGACCACGTCGCCCATCTGCCGCGCGGCATTGCTCGCCTCCTGCTGGTAGTTCGCCCAGGCAGCGCTGGCGCCCGCCAGCCAGCTTCCCTCGGCCTGCTGGAGCTCGTCATACCCGTCTCGAATCATCTGCAGGCGATCGAGCGTCTTCGAAAGCAGCTGCGCTCTCTCGGCTTCGAACGTTTCTTGGTCGATTTGCCCCGCGTTCAACTGCAGCTGCAGTTCTCGCAGCTTGTCCGCTTGATCGGCATAGGCGTCATTGATGCGCTGCTGAATCTCGTACTCACGATCGCCCATCCCAACGCGCTGGGCCTGCGTTGAAAGCTGTCGCTGTAATGCTTGATTGCTCGCGTCCAAGGCGTTTCCATACGCCGCGATAGCATTCAGGCGCGTCTTGACTGCGGCTGCTTCTTCAGTTGCCAGAACCTGCAGAGCGCCGGCCCCCTCGGTGCGAACCTTAGCAAGTCGTGCTTCCAGATCCCCGACCTGTCGGTTCACGCTGATGGCTTCTTTTCCGGTCACCGCCTGTCGCTGGAGGAATGCAATCTGCCGCTCCAACGATTTCGCCTGCGCGTCGCCCCCCTTCTGAACGAGCTCCCTCATTCGACCGTAGTACTCGCCCGCCGTGATTTCTCGCGCCGAGTACTGAGCACGCAGCATCTGGGTCGCTGCGTTGATCTGCGCCTGCTCTGCCAGCAGATCGTCTTTGTAGCCCTGCAGCCCTGCCGCCCGCGAAGTAGACCCACTGGAGGCCTTCGGCTTATCTGCATACTTCTTCTCGATAGCGGCGACGGCTGCGGCGCGGCGCTCTTCAATGGCACGTACTTCTTCCACGAGCCCGGCAGCTTCAGCTTTACGCCGGACGACCTCGGCCTGCCCGTTGATCTGGGCGATTTCTCTCTGCTTCTTCTGCTCCTTTGTGGCCTGAGCCTCGATGATCGCGTCCTGCTTCTGCACGTACTCTGCGCTGGCATCCTGAGCAGCCTTTACTTCTGCATCCTTACGCTCTCTGATTAGGTCGGCAGCGATTTCGGTGATCTGCTTGTTCCGAATCTTGATGCGCTGGGTGTACTGATAGACCCATGCATCGCTCATGCCATCTGCAACTCCGCGATTCATCGCTGCAACGTCCTGAGCGTTCGCTGCAACCAGCTGCTGCATTTGCAATGCCTGCGGTCCCATGCCCGCACTCGCCTGCATTGCCGACCACGCCTTCGTTGCCTCGACCCACAGGTCCTTGAATCCTCGGATCACCGGGTTCTGGCTGGCGCGGACCCGAGCAAGCGCCATGACCGTTTCATCCGCTGCTGCACGGGTGATCACGGTGACGGCGTCCTGATTCCGGCCCTGCTCCTGCAATGCCTTCACCTGCTCGTAGAGAGCCAGAGTCATGAAGTTGACCTGTTCGTTGAGCTTCTGCGCTCCTTTGACCGGGTCTTCCGCCAGCTTCGCGTACATGGCGATGGTTTCATCAAGCGCCTGCCCGCTGATTTCCTTCATCGCCACGGCCGCGTTAGCCACGTCCTGAAGGTTCCGCGCGGCAATCTTCCCGTTCGAGCCGACGGCCTGAGCCGCCTCGGCACCAACGCCGGCGGCAACCTGCAGAGCGTCGCTTGTCTTCTGAGCCATGGTGACGAGCGTCAGGGTCGTCGCGGCTGCCTCATTACGGGACAGCACCAGGGCCTTCGTATAGGCCTGAGCCTGCTGCTCGGCGTCGTACCATGCGTAGACCAGCACGCCGACAGCCGCCGCGGCCACGGTGTATGGATTTACCATCCCCAGCAGTGCCGACGAGACGCCCTTCAATGCCGGCTCCACGCCCCCGAAGCTGTCCTTGATCTGGCCACCCTGCTGCACCAGCACTGTGAAGAAAGGCATGCCGCCCTGTAGGCTGGTGAAGATGTCGGTGAACTGCGCCGGCAACTGGCGCATTGCCTGCGCCGTCTGCCCCGCAGAGACCCCCAGCTCCGTGATGTTGTTCTTCGTCGGCAGCGGCCTGGCCGCCTCCGTGCGCACCTCGCGCAACTGGCGAGTGAGCACGCCCAAGCCCTGCCGAATGTCGGCCAGGTCCGCGCTGATGCGGACGCGCAGATTTGCTGAAGGATCAGCCATCGTTCGATATTCCTTGTCGCTACTGTGCCGGGGCCTGGCCGCGCATGGCAGCCAGGTACAACTGCCAGTCGGCTGCCGGGGCCGCCATAGCCATACGCGTGGCCACGGCGAACTCCGCGATGCGATCGCGCTCAACCTGCGCAGCTGCGGCGGTGAAGGCTCGCAGCTGTGCCAGGGTGTAGGTCATCACCTCCGCGCGGGAATGTCCGTGGGCGATGAGGTACTGGATCAGGTCGGCGAGGCCGTACTCTCTTCCGCTGGAAGCTTCGCCTGCAGCAGGAGACGCCGCAGGCGGAGGGCGAAAAAATCCCTGTTGAGCCCGACAACCGCCTCCAGCAAGTCAGCGATCTCGTCCAGCGTTGCCCCCGCAACCCATTCCGCCTCGCGTCCGATTGCCACCCCCAAAGCCGCGGCGATCTCGTTGCTGTCCTGCTCGAGCAGGTCGAGCAGGATGGCTCCGACGGCCGCACGATCGGCATCCTCGACCACGCCGGCCATCATCGCCACCCGGGCGATGATGGTGCGGCTGGCCGTGATGAACGGACCGATCTGTTCCAAGCGCAGGGGACCCACTACCACCTTCTCGCCACGTACGAGAACCGCGCGCGTCGGCGGGGCGATCACGTCATCATCGGCCACGGCTTACTTCTCCTGCTGCCAGTAGAAGTAGGCCGACTTGTCCGGTCCGGTCGCCTTGGAGGCATCCTTTACCAGTGCGCCAGGGACGCTCCCCGCGCCGAACTCGTTGCCGATCAGGCCCATGCTCTCGATGACGCCGCCGGTGACCTTGTGCGCAACCAGACGCACCATCTTGCCGCCCCGCGCCTCGTTGGCGCCGTAGAACTGCATCTCGTAGAAGGTCTGGCCAGTGACCGCCGCCTCGACCTGGCCGAGATCCCCGTGCTGATACGTAACGTGGATATTGGCCGCGCCGGCAACAGGTGCCGGGATGGTGGAATCAGCCGGAATGAAGAGCATGCCGCGCTCGAGGCGGTAGTCCTTGCCCTCTTCGAACTCGGTGGTTCCGGTCAGATTCTCGACCGTCGTGATGCTGCTGGCCAGACGGGCCAGGGGAACGAACGACCCCTTGGCCGCGACCGCAGGTTCATCGGCGACACTCGCCGCCGCGACGGCGCTGGCCTTGCCGCGGGTTGCACGGGCAAAGTTATCCGGGTTGAAGTCGTGGAAGGTGTAGTTGAGGTTGTATCCGGTGACGCGGTCGACGCGGTTGGCGGTGCCACCACCCGGATTCTGGTAATCGGCCAGTTCGATCGTATTGGTTTGTGGGGCGATCGAGAACGCGGAAACGTTGCCCACTTCGAGGAACGGGTCGTTGCTGCCCCACTTGCGGATCAGGACGATGCCGCTGCCCAGGTAGCTGTAATCTTCGGCCATGATGGCTCTCCAGTTGGGTTGCCGCTGAGCGGCGGGTCATTTCTTGGGGATGTGGGTCTGGTAGGTGATCAACACGCCGACCCAGCCGGCGCTGGCCTTCTCTGGCATCAGCGGTTCCATGCCGACATAGACGGGCACCTGGATGCCGTCGGGGAAGTTGCGCGCTGTCTCGCGGCTGTCCATGGCCGCCTCGACGTCGGTGATCAGATCGTCCAGCTTCCGCTGGTAGCCATCCGTATCGGCGGGGACCTTGGCGATGACGCTCACGGTGGTCAGCCGATGCGTGTTGACCTTTGACGGCGTCTCGGCTCGCTGCTGCTTCTCGATGACAGCCGTCAGCACCGCGAGGGTGTCCTGATCGCCCGGGGCGGGCTCGAGCGTCCAGCCGGCGCCGGCATCGGTCAGGTAGCCATTGTCGGTGCTGATCAGCTGCAGCGTCTTACCCATCGCCTGCAGCAGCTGCTTCCGCGGGCTGGGGGTGCGATCAGACATTGGCCACCTCCCACACCGCCGTCGACTCATCGGCACGGATCTTCTGGACAAGCTTCAGCCGGCGGCCGGTGCCCTCAATCCGCACCACGCCGCCTGAGCGAGGGGTGATCTCGGCCAACTGGAGCGTCAACCGGTCAACGGTGGTCGCGATTGGCGCCACATCCTCGGGCGTGAACTGCTCCACGGCCTCGTCCAGCAGCACTGTGCACGGCACCTCAACCGTGCCGCCCGGTTCTTTGTAGTGGGCAGCATCGGCGACGCCGGCTGCGCGGAAGGCATCGAACGCGACTGCGTCGAAGGCCTGCATGAAGGCTTTCTGATTCAAGGCAGGGGCCTCGCGGTTTCCATGGCCTTTTCCAGCTCGCGCTTCAGGAAGAACGGCATCAGTCGCTTCCAGGTGTCCTCGGCCATGCCAAAGATGTCGTAGCGCGGCGTGTACGCGGCGGTGTTGGTGAAGATGAAGATGGATCGGACGCCGGATCCGCGTCCGATTCGCTCATAGATGCCCGGACGCAGCACGCCACGGCGCTTGGTGATCACGAAGTACTCGCCATCACGGTTGTTACTTTTGCCCCTACGGCGCTTGCGGCTGACGTTGGTTTCGTTCTGGTAGCGGTCCCGCTGGGCTCCCAGCTGCGACAGGATCTTGGTCACCTGGCCGGCCGGTACGTTGCCGAACTGGTTCGCCTGGGCGCCTCGACCCATCACCGCATACTGCGTCGGCGACAGCAGGCCTCGGCTCTGCAGCAGCCGCTCGAAGCCCTTCCGGCGGCGCTGACCACCATCCACCTCTGCAAGCAGGTACTTCGCCGGTGGCGTGCCCTTGAAGGCCTCGTCACGGAGGTAGATTTCGGCGTACGGCTGGGCCTTGGTGGCCTTGCGGTACATCGCTGCGTTGACGGTCAGCGGCGTGGGCCGGTCGAACACCCGCGGCGCCTGTCGCTTCCAGCGCTCGCGGATCTCGTAGGCCACCTTGTTGGCGGCCTGCGATGCAGCGTAGGGCAGCTGGGACTGCTCCAGCGCGGTCAGCTGTCGCCCGAAGACGTTGTCGGGGTCGACCCCGATCCTGATCTGGGCCATACACCCTCCTGCCTGGCTCGCCGGAGCGGGCCAGGCACTGTTGGCTTACTTCGCGCCGGCCTTCAGGCGGATCACCGCGTCCGGTCGGGTGTTGATGTTGAGCGGGTTGGACTGGCTTTCCAGCTGGATGCCCTTGTTCATGCGCATCGGGGCGGTCTTGGTGTAGTACGGCAGGCCGATGCCGCGCACCGTTTCCAGGTAGTCCGCCGGCGCGAAGCGGGTCAGGAACATGTCCGGCACCCCCAGCGGGAAGGCGATCGCTTCGCCATCGGCCAGGGCCAGATCGCCGCCGGTATTGCCCTGCAGCTCTTCGAAGGTGATATCACCGAACACGAAGCCCTTGCGGACGTCATCGCGCAGCGCGGCACCGTCCTGCCAGCGCTCGTAGGCCTTCTGGACGTCCGGGTGGTCGGTCAGGGCATCGAAGAAGCCGGCGCTGCAGAACACATGGATGCCGGTGTACGGAACGCCACCCAGCTTGTCCTCGATTGCGCGCTTGATGGCCATGCACTTGGCGCGGACCTTGGTGGCATCCTTGTTCAGCTCCATGCCAATCACGGTCTGGTCGACACCGAACTCATCGTAGAAGTCGATGATGACCGAGCCGTCGGCATCGAGCAGCTTGCCCTGCAGCGCGCCCATGCGGTGGTATTCGATGGTGAAGTCCAGGTCCCGCTTGTGCACCACCTGCAGTGCGTTGACCACGGCGGCAACGTTGTTGCCTTCCGGGTCGGTCGGGTCATACACCCCCAGCAGCTGGTCAGCCATGACCGTCGAGTTCTGCGGCAGGTGGGTGGTTTCCAGCAGCTTCACCTTGCCGCGCTCCAGCCCCTTCGGCTGGCCGGGCGCACCACGCGGAGCGTTCGGAACCAGCACAAGCTTGGTCCCGTTGCTGCCCACCTTGACGATGGTGGTGCCCACCAGGCCCTGTTCCTGGAACAGGCGCATATCGGCGAGGCGGGTGGAGATGCGCGGCAGGTTGTTGATGTAGGCGTTCAGGGCATCGAAGCTCAGCACGCCCAGCGCCAGGAGGGTCTGCAGATCCATGGTGTTGTCTCTCTTGAAAGGGGATACGAAAAGGCCCCGCCGAAGCGGGGCCAGGGGTCAACGGGTGAAGAGGGAGCTACTCGACGGTCAGCCGCCGGCAGCGGCTGCGATGGTGATGGTGTCGCTGATTGCTTCGCCCAGGTCGGTGGCCGTCACCTTGAGGGTGTAGTCGCCCGCCGCGCTCAGCGTCGCGGCATCCCAGGTGATGACGCCGCCCACGGCTGCCTTCGCACCGCCGCCGGCCAGGTTTCCGGTGCCGCTGGCCTTGGCCAGAGTGGCGCTGACGGTGCTGCCGGTGACCAGGGCACCAAAGACGTCCTTGACGTGTACCACGATCGGGCCCAGCGCAACCCCGGCGGTGCCGGTCAGCGGTTCGGTCACGAACACCAGGTGATCGGCTGCGTTCGACGCGATCGGCTGCTGGGTCCAGCGGGTGATGATTCCCGACTCGGCCAGGCTCAGCGCGGCCAGCAACTTCTGATCGTCGGTAACGCCGTCAGCCCAGACCAGCTTTTCGCCGAAGACCTCTGCATCGCGTGCGATCGCTGCGCCCTTCACCGACAGCTCGCCAGCGTTCGCACCGGTATCCACCGGGCCGTAGAGCACCTTCACTGCATCGGCACCGTTGGCGGCCACGGTATTGTCGGCCTTGAGCAGGGTGCCGGCGGCCAGCATGCCCTGCCCGGCCGGCAGACGGATCAGTTCGCGGCTGCGCTCGCCGCCTGCTTCAGACAGCAAGAATTCGCCGGTGCGGGTGCCGGCCAGAGAGATTTCCATCGTCAGTTACCTCGGTTCTTGTAGATGTTGTTGGGGTTCAGCTGCGCCTTCATTTCGGCGGCTCGTTGATCGGCCATGGAGGCCGGGTGTGCGGTGACGACCTGAGTACTCCGGCCCTCTTCCGCCTTCATCGACAACAGCTGTGCACGCACCGTGTCGAGGTCGGTGTTCTTCTCGATGAAGCTGGCCGCGATCGTGTCATCGCCACGCAGTGCAGCCGCGCATGCATCCTGGACTGCGGTCGCATACTCGATCGCGCTTGCCGCCTGCTCATCCTGCGGCATCGGGCGACGCAGCAATGCCACAGCGAGCGCCGGCGGTAGATCGCTGGAAGCGACCGCGGCAGCCAGCGCGGCTGCCGGGTTCTCCAAGACGGCTGCCGGCGGCGCGAGTGCGGCCTCGGGCACCAACGGCGTTGCCGCTGCCTCCGGCTCGTCGTCCGGATCCGGGCCGCCCGGCGCCGGCGGCGGTGCCGCTTCGGCCGCGCCGAGGTGCGCGATCAGGTCGTGCCAGGTGCCGAGCCGGGTAGCAAAACCCACCGCCACAGCGGCCTGGCCGCGGTAGCAGGCCGCCTCGGTGGCGCGCACCGCTTCGGCTTCCATGTCGAGGTTGCGCGCGACGGTATCGACGAACAGCGTGTACATGTCCTCCAGATCCGCCATTGCCTCTGCTTGTGCTTCCTCGCTGAGGGGGAAGTTGGGGTTGAAGTCGACCTTGCGGGCACCTGCGAAAAGCGGGGTGACCTTCAGGCCGATCTGTGCGTTGTTGCCACTCCAGTCATGGTGGAAGCGGACCACGCCCACCGACCCGACGCCGCCGGTGCGGCTGATCCAGATCTCGTCGCAGGCAGAAGCGAGGGCGAAACCAGCGGAGTACGCATGGTCATCGACCAGCGCATACACCGGCTTCCGGCCACGCGCCTCGAAGATGTGGTCGACCAGGTCGAAGCAGCCAGACGCCATGCCGCCCGGTGTGTCCAGCCGCAGGATGATGGACGTCACCGCATCGTCGTTGAGCAGTTCATCGAAGGTGTCGCGCACCGCGGCATAGCTCACCGGACCTGGGCCGCTGGCGCCAGGCATCGGCCGGTTGACCATTGCACCGGACAGGTTGATCACACCGATCAGTTTCTGGGCGACGCCCACCGGCTGCCCGTCGGCGCCGGACACTTCGAAGCGGTCGGCCTTCAGCATGCTGTCGTCGCTGGTGACCTTCCCTTCCAGATAGCCGCCCACCAGTGCCTCGCCGATGGTCGGCTGCACCAGCAACGGCTGATTGAGGACCGCGGCAGCGAGCGAGGCCACTACAGGCGCACGGCTGCCGCGACCCAGCATTCGGGCCAAGAGGCCAGGCTTACTCGTCATCGTCATTCCCTTCATCGTTGTTGGCGCCAGGGGCGCCGGGTTTGTCGTCCTGCCGGGCACCGGACGCGTTCGTACGCCTCGGGTCGCTGTCGTAGCGAAGCCCGGCCGCGTCTGCGCGCTCGTTGTCCAGCGCCTGCTCAGCGTCGACCTGTTCGGGATCCTCGCCAGCGCCCAGCACCACCTTGCTGCGTGATTTGAAGCCCGCCCGGACGGCCTTGAGTTCGGACGTCACGTCCTGCACCGGGTGGCTCCACGGCCAACCCTCGGGCACCCATAGGGTCTCGGTCACGTCGTCGCGAAGGGCCGCATACCGTGGCACCTTCAGCAGGCCGGCCAGCACCGCTTGATCAATGAAGGCGTCGCGAACCTTCTGGCAGAACATGGGGATCATGTAGAGCCACTGGTCCTGCTCGATGACACGGCGGAACTCGTTGAGGATCAGGCGCAGCGCGCGGTCGGAGACGTTGCGCAGGTCGCCGGTGAGCACCTCGTAGGGCACGTCCTGGCTGGCGCAGACCGCCAGCAGGTGACCGCGCAGGAACTCCGCATAGTCAGAGCCAGCACTGGGCGGATTAGCGAAGTCGATTTTCCGACCTGGTGGCAGCTCCTGCAGCGTGCCGGGTTCCAGGCCACCGATGGCCGTTCCATCGGCGTCCTCACCGGTGATCAGATCCCCGACGGCATCGCCCTCGTCGCCATCAGCGCTGGCATCTGATGTGATGAAGCCTGCAAACAGGTTGGCCAGCGCCTGCCGTTCCAGCACCGCGTCATCGAGGCGGTCCAGGTTGAACATGCGCAGCAGAGCCGGGGCGGAGCGTGGTACGCCCCGCATCGCACCGGCGCGGCTCGGCCGGAAGAGGTGCAGCACCTGCTCCGCAGTCACACGCACCAACTCGCTGCCGTTGACGGTCTGCTGCAGATCCCCGGGATGTTCCCGGTACATCCAGTAGGCCACGCGGCGCCCGATGCGATCGACCTCAATGCCTTGTCGAATCGCGTTTCCGTTGCTGGCCACGCCGTTGTAGTGCTGCGGGCACTGCTCCGATTCGATCAGCTGCACCTGCACCTGCAGCGGCACCGGCAAGCCGTCCTCGGGCCGCCGGTAGCGGAGCCGGGCGAACACCTCGCCGGCTTCGTTCCACTCGCGCCAGGACAGCGCCTGCAGGCCCTCCCAGCCCAGCACGCCGTCTGCATCAGCGTACTTGCCCCACCGGGTCCACAGCTTGGTGAGCTTCTTCTTGTGCTCCTTCGACCCCCAAACTGGCTTTGCCTGGATGCCCGTGGCGATGCCGTTGGATACGCTCTTGTTGAGCGCACTGACCATCCACGGGTCATTGCGGGCCAGATGCCGTGCCCGGGCCAGCAGTGTGGACAGGCCCGTCAATGCGGCATTGGGCCCGAGCGAGGTCGGCCGGAAAGTGCGCAGGCGTCGACCATTGCCGGCGGCGCGATAAGGGCCTTCGGCGATATCAGACATTTCCGGTCCCCGATTGGTAGAGGCGCACGATGCGGCGACGCCGTGGCGCGCCTGATGCTTGGCCAATCTCGTCCCGCATCTGTTTCAGCAGCCGCCGCATCGAGTCCAGGCTTTGGTAGGTCACAGTTCGGTCGGCGTAGCGGACGCTCAGGACGCCCGCCGAGATAGCTGCCTCCAGCTTCGCGACCTGTTCTTTGGTAAATGCCATATCAGCGTCCCAGGTACTTGCTTCGGATGACGCGGCGGGTTCGCGTGCGCGGCGTTGGCGCCGGCGCGACGTCGTCTGCCCTCACGTCTGGGTTGTCGTCCCACGGCGCGGCCCATGCCGGCGGCGCGGTCCAGTTGATGGCCGGCACCTTCAGCCACAGCGCCATGCCTTCGGCATAGCCGCACAGGTCGAAGGCTTCGTTGCGGCGCTTGGCCAAGTTTTCCCAGCCTCGTGCCGTCCTCGATTCGGCCGTCAGCTCCGCGTAGAACGCCTCGGGCAGCCAGTCGGGAAAGTGGTAGTAGCCCGGCCCGGGCTCGGCCCGCTTGATGTTGGCGTCCACCGTGTCCTTCAGTCGGTCCACGTTGAGCAGCAGCTGCGGCACATCGCCCTTCGACCCTGATTTGCGGTCCCGGCGCTTGCTGCTGTCCGGGAAGGTCTCCCGGAACAGCCCACCCTCGCGGCGCGCGTCGCCCTTGATCAGCCTGACCCTGGCGTGCAGCTTCCTGGCCTTGAGCGAACGCCAGAACTCCAGCGCGCGCACCGAGGTGCCCGACTTGCCGCCCCAGTCGATACCCACTGCATGCACCGGCATGCTGCGGCCGGTGGCATCGTCCAGCGGGTAGCGCCGGCTGATGACCTTTTCGACCAGGCGTTCCCAGTCTTCCAGGTACTTTGGAGGGTCCAGTGGCAGGAAGCCGCCCGAACCGTCCTCCCGCTTGGAGGTGCGCAGGGTGAAGGAATCGACCACCCAGCGCTCCAGTTGCCCAGATTCCCCGATGCCGAAGCCCAGCACCAGCACGACGAACCGGTTGGCCTGGACGTCGACCTCACCGAGCAGGAAACGCACGCCCGCCGGCACAGCACCCGCAGGCCAGACCTCGGCCCGCTCCTGCATCTCGTTCGGATCACTGGCAGAGCGCGCTGCCATCGGCACGTAGTTAATCGCGCCGTCGACGTTGTGCGTGGTCTTCAGCGGCCGCTCTTCACCGGTGGTGGCGAACGTCCGCAGCGCCTGGAAGTAGCGCTCAATCAGCGATTCCCAGGACTGGTAGGCGGCTGCAACACCACCCAGCCAGTAGCTGGCGATGCGCGCTTCCGGCCTTTCACCGGTGACCGTTCCGTCGGCGTGCACGACCTGGCCCTCCGCAGCCCACACTCCGCTGCGGTTCATCCCGTCCTTCCACCGGTGCTGCAGGCCCACACCGCAGTGCGGACAGTGCAGCAGCGAGTAGTGCCGCGCCATCTTCTGCACGTCGTCCAGCACGACCCGTTCGAGCAGTTCCTCCATCGGCGGTAACGCGAAGCCGTCATAGCCTGGCGCTGCCTGAAACCGCTCGCCGCATTCCGGGCATGGCCAGTACCAGCGTCGGCGGTCGCCACGCGCGTACAGCGCCGCGATGCCGGCCGCCGGCGGGCCTTGGTGTGGGTGCAGAGGCTTCCACGCACCGTCGGCGTAGTCGGTTGCCGGGCTCGATTCGGCCACCACCATGCCGGCGGACATGTAGGTCTGCGTGCGCTTCAGGCCAAGGCCGAAGCACTCGTCGATAGTCAGGTCGCCGGTGTAGTTGTCCACGTCCGTCATCAGGACGTCGTGGATGTCCTTGCCCGACAGCACCGACACCGACGGCCAGCCCATGCGTAACGACATTCCCGACCGGAAGAACTTCAGCAGGATGTTGTCGTCGTGAGCACGCGGGCTCAGCCTGGAGCGCAGCTCCGGGCTGGCGGCGATGCTGCGGGCGATACGGGTCTTGCTGTAGTCCTCGGCCGCATCCTTGGACATCTGCACAACCATGGCGTCGGCCGGGTTGCAGGTGATCAGGTAGGCCAAGCGCGCATCGATCAGCGAGATGGTCTTGCCAGACCGCGCCGGCCCTACGAACACCACCGCCTCGTAGTGGCGGCTACCGGTCGTGTCCAGCGGCTCGACCATGTAGGGCGTCGTGTCCGGATCCCAAGATCCGGCGGCGCCGGCGGCATTGGCCACCTGCAGCACGCGCGCTCCCTCGCTCACTCTGATGCGGCGCGGCGGCCGGATCATCTCGGCAACGCCTTGGCGCACGCTACGCGCTGTCGCGTACGTCGTCATCGGTGATGCCCTCGTACATGGATTGCCGGACGCGATCGCACTCGTCCTGCACCTTGACCACCTGCTCCGGCGTGAGCCCGGCCTTGCGCTCGAGCACGTCAGGCAGCGTGTCGAAGAACTGCACGACCTTCTTCACCAGCTCGGCGTAGTCGGCCTCGACCTCTGCGGCCGGCACCAGCTGCCCGATGGTCGATTCGACCTTCAGGCGCTCGTTCTCCGACTGGTAGTAGGCGCGGCGCTCCATCGGCGGCAGGTCGCGCGGATCGACCACGCCCTCCGCGCCGAACGCCGCGGCACCCGGGTTCACCAGCGCCGGTGCTGCATCGGCCAGACGATAGACGTCGTGCCCAGCGCGCTTGGTCAGCGGCGGGACGCCGGCCTCCTTCAACCGCTTGCTGGCCGTTCGGCGGTCCATTCCGAACTCATCCGCCAGCCTGGCCACGGACCAGCCCTTGGTGAATTCGTGGATGTCGGCCATGTGCTACTCGATGCGCAACCTATTCAGCTATGAAAATTGGGTTTCTCCCGGGAAAACCCGCCAAAACCGTGCCCTGTGGTGGAGCACCATAGAGGCCGAAAAACTGTCTTTGACCAGGGTCCGAATTCCCCCCGGTTGGTGTGGATAAGCTCCGGGGCCCCCCGCCCGCCGTGAAACGCATGCGTGAAACGGCCTCAGCCGCCGCCCGTGCCGTCCGGTGCCGGCTTTCCCTGCACCTGGTCGATGCCGTCGAGCTGCGCCTCGTACTGCAGCAGGCAACGCTTCCGGCCGTTGCTCACCTCGAATACAGCGGACGGCGCCGCCTCCTTCACCCACTTGCAGCGCTTACGCAGCTGGGCGTCGATCGGCACGTAGATGACCACTGGAACTTTGATGACGGCTGCCGGTGGCGGATTCGGCTTGGTAGGTGCGGCCTGGCACGCGGCCAGCAGCGCAGCGGTAGCAACCACGATGGCGCGCATGTCAGTACCCCTTAAGTGCTGGGCAGGCGGAATCGAGCAGCTCCAGTGCTGCCTTGCAGGTGTCCGGCCGTTGTTCGTAGCGGCCGCGCCAGGTGGATGCCTCCTTCTCGGAAGCCTCGATCTTTCCGGCCAGGTCCTGAAGTGCTGCCGCGCTCTCTGCCTTCAGGGCCTCCAGCTTCTCGGCTTCCGCCCTCAGTGCGGCGGCAACCTCAGCAAGCCGCTGATCGCGGCTGTCCACGTCGGCCTGCAGTCGGGCGGCATCGGCCTGCCAGTCGGCCCGGACCTTGATCACCTGGGCGCTCAGGTCGCGGATCTTCTGCTCCTTCTCCCAAGCAGTCAGCCCGGACACCATGCAGCCGAACGCCAGCACCGCGCACACCAGCTTGACCTTGCTGCCGGGCTTGCTCAGCCACTGCAGCGCGTCGGCAGCGGCGCCTACGATCAGCGTCCACAGCGCCCGAAAGAAACGAATCAGTACGCTCATGGCTTATCGCCTCCGATAGCGCCGGTGGCTCGTTCCACCATGCGAACGTAGCCGGGAAGCAGCCGGCGGATCAGCACACCCGAAATGCCAGCCATCGGAAGCTGCGGCGCGCCTGCAAGCTGCGGCCAGATCCAAGCGGCGATGGCCACTACCCAGGCCGCTAGAACTGCGTACGCGGCGACAGCCACGGCTAGTGCAGCCCAGCGTGCTGCGGTCTGCAGCAGCCGATGTCGACGGAGCCTATTGGCGTCGGCCGCTACCCGCCCTGCGTCCTTGTCTGGAAGGATCAACACGCCAATCAGTGCGCCCGCCAGCGCGAGCAGCAACACAGATTGCGGAACGCCGAGGATGACCCTCTCGGCCTCGCGCAGGGCGTCGGCGGTTGCTGGCGCCACCACTGCGGCAGTGAACGTGGCAACGACGGTTTTGAAGGTGCTCACAGGCTCGGTCATCGGGACACCAACTTCGCGTACAACGACTTGGCGAGCTTCAGCTTTGCCTTTCGGTCCTCCAGACCATTCGGCAATGCCTTGCTGTCCGGGTTGCCCAGGTTGACCGCACGGCTCACTGCCAGGATTTCATCCCGGTCGGCGACGGAGTTGAGGCCGTCCCGGTGCCAGAAGTAGCCAGCGGCGAGTGCCGCATCTGGCAAGCTGGCCAGTAGATCCGGATTACGGACAGCCCTGTCATCCCCGTAGATGGCCAGGCTGTACCGTTGATAGTTGTATCGCCCGGTCAGCTGAATCGCGCCGCGACCGCGAAATCGAAATCCATCCCCGCTCTGGCTGTTGCCCAAGTCCTTTCGCCCTTCGTAGCGCGACTGAGCCGGAGTAGGCCCCCACAGTTCCCTCAACCATCGGCCGGTTCCGCTCTCATGCGCAACCTGGGCGAGGAAATGACAAACGCGTAGCTCGGTGTTGATGCCGAAGCGAATGCAAGCCTGCTCCAGCGCAAGGGCCAGGTCATGGGAAAACCCCATGCCGGCGGCGACAGTTTCGATGCTCACCATGGGTTCCTCTACACGGCGGTAGCAGCGGCCCGACTCGAACGGGCGACCTCCGGGATATGAGCCCGGCGAGATGCCACTTCTCTACGCTGCTGATAGGTGCCCGCCCCGCTGCCGGCTAGGCACGAGGGTTGATCCGGTCGGGGGATGCGGGCATTGAATGGTGGGTGGGCCGGCTCTTTTGACCGGCGGGTCAACCGTTTACGGCCTTGGTCCCTTTGAACAGCGGGAGGCTTCCAGGAATATGGACCAGCTTTCGCATGCGCGCAGCGCGCGCCTTCCACCCATAGCGGTATCGGCTCCCGAGGTGCGTCCCTCACCGAATGCTCGGCCCAGTGAAGCCGACACCGCTATGAATGGAGCGGGCCATGGGAATCGAACCCATGTACTCAGCTTGGAAGGCTGATGCCTAAACCACTCGGCCAGGCCCGCGAACCAGCTCAGAAACGACGAACCGCAGGTGACTGGACCTCCCGAGTCCAGGCCTGCGGCCGTTGAGTGGAACGGATCGGAATCTCGCCCACGGTATCGATTGGACAACAATCCCGGTTCCCACTGCAACTGCGGTAAGGTTCCTTACCGCATTCGTACGAATGCGGTAAGTTTCGCGGCGACTGCGGTAATCTTCCTTAAGGACTACAAGGACTAGCTATGGGAAAGGCAAACAACAAAGATGCTCGCGTCAATTTTAATATTTCGGTAGTGGCGGATGCAGCTAACAGCGTAGCGGTAGTCGGCCAAGCGGTCGCAGCTGTCGAGCGCTCGATTGATGGCTGCACCGTAACCATCCTTATGACTTGCGGAAAGAGTTACTCATTCAAGTTCCGAACTCCTGAGGAAGCACAGGCGTTCTATGACGAAGTTTTAGCATTTCTCAGGAATTGGCAGTCAACACATGACGTGCTGAGCATCAGTGTTACCCCGCCTCCTTCGACTGAGGATGACAATGGATGCGGGCCGACCGCTGCTGATGAAGAGGCCACGCAACCAAAGAGCCGTATCCATATCTGAAATAGAGACGCTATCCACTGTTACGGCATGGGGATGCTACGCATTGAACACCCTGCCGCTGAATTCCTTCCGACCGTCTTCCAGCGCTTGTCGCAGCATTGCTGCAGCGATCCCGTACACGCGCAGGTAGTCCCCTTTTCGCATCTTGGCCGCCTTGGCGGCATCTCGCGCGGCGACCTTCCGTTCCGGCCACACCAGGTCGTTCACCGCGTCCTGCAGCACTAGCCTCATGCGCCACCGGTCGGCCGGATCATCCATTCGAAGTGCAGGCTTGACGCTGCTGCGCCGCTGCCACTGAATATGCCGCATCACCCGCCTGGCGAGAGAACGCCCCAGCGACGAAAGGGACACGCCTTGCCCGCGCAGTGCCACTGCCATCACCGCCTGCTTGGCCACGGAATCGCGCATCATGCCGACGGCGCCGGAGATATCTGCCGCCGTCAGAGGCTGCATGGCTGAACGGCCATCCGACGGCTCACGAAAGCTCCCGCCAACCAGCATGCGGGCGATCAGTTCGAGCGGGTCACGCTGCAGGGTTGGTTCTGGCACCGGCACACGGCCGCCCACCATCCTCACTGCTGGCGGTGCCGGGGGCGCGTGGGTTTTGTGTCCCCACGCCTTGGTCGCCTGAGCTTCCGCCTCTACGCCGACGCACAGCTCACTCTGGGCGCTGCAGCGCGCGCAGACGACCTGCGCGGTGCGCCGGATGCTGGCGCTGCCCCGCGCGCGCATGCGCACTTCGTCGCTGCCGCAGTTGCCGCACGGCATCAGTTCCACCGCGGGCGTCGTCACTGCGGACATCAGGCCACCTCGCAGTTGCTGACCCAGCGGGACCGGCCGTCCCGCCAGACGTCCCACACGCTGCCGTCGACCTGACACCTGATAGGGCCTTCCCTACCCTCCAGGTAGAGGTGGTGGGTTGCCTCATCCAGGCTCGGGAATTTCGGAATCATCGGGGGGTCTCCATGGTTGTCACGTTCGTTATTTCCAGGGCTACGCCCTGCTGTTGAAGGAACTGCTGGGCCAGCGCGCGCAACTGGTTCTCGCCTACGTCCAGGCGCTCCACCAGGTGTTCCCCCGGGCTGCGCACACCTTCGATCTGCTCCCGCTTCACCCCGAGCACGTCCGACACGATCGGGTCGCTGCCGCTGTCGGAGAGCAAGAAGTACGCCATGACCGGCTCGGTCTGACCGTCGCGGTGGACGCGGCCGATGCACTGCTCGTGGACACCTGGCGACCAGTCCAGTTCGCCGAACACCACGGTGCTGCACACGTGCTGCAGCCCGTCGATACCCGCACCCGAGCGGAGGCTGATCAGCATCAACTGGCTATCGCCGCTGATGAATGCGTCTTTCGCTGCTTGCTTCTGGCTCGGCGACTCGCTGCCGGTGTACATGACGGGGTTGTACGCAGCGAGCTTCTCCTGCCAGATGCTGTAAACCTCGCGGTGCCATCCGAACAGCAGCACCTTCTGGCCGCTCTCCAACAGCAGCCTGACGAACTCGCCCACGTAAGGCGCCTTGGCCACGCCGGTCGCCTGCCGCAGCAGTCGGTCGAACTCGCCGGCGGCCTGCATCTTCTCGCCGCGGTACTGCTCGTTGGCCCGCAGGATGATCCGCGCCAACGCCGCGGCGTCGCCGGTGATGGCATCCAGTGCTTTGGTGTCGGATTCCACCTCGTGCGGGATCTTCGACAGCGCCGGCAGCTCACGCCCTACTTCCTTGCGGGTGCGACGCAGCATGATCCCCTGCCGCCGCAGGTACTGGCCGAACTGCTCTGCGTCCTGCAGCTTGGCCTTCTCCCCGGGCGCGGAGATGCACCATTCCCGGAGGAACTCATCATAGGTGCCCAGGCAGCCCGGCAACAGCGGGTCGACCACGTGGAAGAACTCGCAGCCGTAGTTGTAGATCGGGGTGGCGGTGAGGCCCATGCGGAGCCGCGCACGGCTGGCCAGGTGGCGGCAAGCGCTGTGGATGCTGCTGTCCGGGCTGCGCAGCTGCTGGCATTCCTCGAACACCACGTACTGCGCGATCTCCCCCAGCGTCTCGGCCCAGCCCCGGAGCTTGTGGTAGCTGACCAAGATCACGTCCGGCAGCGTGTCCCACAGGTCCTTGATCCTCTGCTTCGACTGACGCACGAGGGGGTATGGCGCGCTCTTCCTGATGTGGTGCACACGCAGCTGCGGTGCAAATTCGGCTAGCTTCTCCGGCCAGTGGTTCGGCAGCGCCGCCGGGTACACCACCACAGCCGGCAGGTTGCCCGGCGCGGCCATCGGGCAGATGCCGGTGACCGTCTTGCCGAGGCCAAGATCGTCGGCCAGCAGCAGCCCGCCGCGGATGGACAGCTGCGCCCCCGCCACCCGCTGGTACTCCCGCGGCGGCTTGGCCAAGGTGAACTCTGGAATCTGAACACGGCCGGCCAGTAGTTCACCAAGGCTGCGCTCCATGTCCACATGCTCATCGGCCAGCTGCTGCAGCGCGCGCCGCGTGTCGGCATCCATCGACAGCGGGTATCGCTGGGTGAACCATTGCAGCTCCCGGCTGTTCTCCGGCGTGGCCGACAGGTCGATGTGCTCTGCGGCGTGCTGGCGCACCCGGGGAAATACGCGCTTCATGCGCGCGCGCACCTGCGGCTCGCAGATCACCCGCCAGGTACTGCCGGCGGCGCTGTACAGAAGGGTTCCGTAGGTCGTCTGCATTACAGTGCCTGCCTCTTCAGGCGAATGATGTTGAAGGGTTTCCCCTGCCAAGCCGGCCGGGCCACGAGCGGGCGTTCACCCCAGCGCTCGGTAGTAGCGAGCAGCACGCCGCGCACCTGCGGCAGGCTGATGTAGCGCCCAACCTGCCGCAGGGCGTCGGCGAGTGAGCCGGCCACCTTCACCTCGATCACCAGACCGTCGAGCCAGAAGTCCGCGCGGTTGCTGGCATCGAGCCGGTACTCGCGCACGTGCTCATGGCCGGCATGGCCAAGGACGGTCGACAGAGCCTGGTGCAGCTGCACCTCAGAGCCGTAGCGATACCCGAAGCCGGCCAGCAGCCGACCAATACCCTTCAGCTGCAGCTGCTCTTCCATGGCGGTACCCGGCTTCACCGGTGCCACCTCCCGCTGCATGATGATCGGCCCCCCCATCACGGCACCTCCGGGCGAGCGGCGATCACTGCCATCTCCACCATCTCGGCGGCCTTGATGTAGGCCGAGCGCGCCATAGGTGTGGCGGCGCTGGCCAACTTTCGAAGGCGAGTCGCAGCCACCAGAACGCTGCGCTCAGGCACGTAGCCCTCGGGCGGCGTGAGCGCGGCGGCGATGGCGTTGATCACGGCCTGATCGTTCCTGTCGAGGCCAGCACCGCATCCAACGTGATAGGCGTCCTCGTGCAGCCCAAGCTTTCGCAGCTCGGTGTCCAGCAGCTCCCGCGCCCGCTTCTCGATGGCATCCATCACTTCACCCCCAGCGCAGCGCGCGCCTTGGCGTACTTCACCCGTAGGCGAGCCGCCGATTCGGGATCCAGCAGAGCCAATCGCGACTCGTCGCTGTTGTCGGCGATATCCGCCAGCTTCACCTTGAGCGACAGGGGGTTCTGCCGAATGTTCCAGTAGTAGAACGCCTCGCTCTTGTTCACGCTGCGTGTCAGATCGAACACAGCCTCCACCACGTCCTGCGGGAACAGCATGACGTTGGAAGCGAAGGCCGGCTGATCCTCCAGTACGTCATGGAGCCATGCCACCATTTCGGCGGCGTCATCGCCGGCAACCGCTGCTGCCACCCGAGCCACGTGCTCGATGTATGGCCGACCAGCCTTATCGGTTTGGGTGGCATGCGCCTCTTCTGCCAGCCAGCGCGCCTCATTTACCAGTGCATTTCCCATCACACCACCTCCGGAGCCAGCTGTAGTGCGGTTGCCGCATCTGCCTGCGCCCAGGTCATCTGGTCCCGGTCGATGCTCTCGGCCAGCCGCGATAGACCCTTCGCTGTCACCAGCACCTGCTCGTGCACGCGGTCCGGCTCACCTTCCCGCCGCTGGACACTGGCCTTGTGCGTCAGCACGCCCTGCTGCAGGCGGTTCTGGTACGCCAGCCAGTTCTTGCTGCCCGCGCGGCGGTAGATCCAGCCATGCTCGGACAGCCAGGCGAACAGCTGACGCGGCTGGACCTGCAGCATTTTGGCTGCGGTGCTGATGTTGAAGGCACCGTCAGCGTGGCTCAGCCGCAGCAGCGCGCGGACCTGCGGCTCCTGGTACTGCACGCGCGCCTCGAGGATCTCGGCCTTCTCGCTGTAGGACAGCAACAGCGCGCGCAGCGTCGCCGGATCGGTCAGCGCCTGCATCGGGTCAAGAGCCTCCGCCCCGGCCGTGATCGCGTCATAGGCGCGGATCACCTGCAGGCTGAAGCTGGGGCTGATCCACATGGCGTAGGCATAGACCAGCTCGCGCACCACGTAGCTGCCGCCGTAGCGGCCGGCCACCGAGTGCACCGGGTAAATCCGGGAATCACCGGAGTTGACCAGCTCGGCCACCAGTTCCTCGGTCTGCTTCAGGCGCTGCCAGTCGCTGGGCTGGTGGCGCTTCGCACCACCGGATGCCTGGTGCAGGTCGTTCAGGCAGAACCTGCCCACGTCGTCGCGGCGCACAGTGACCCCGCCAATCATCATTGCGTTCAAGAGAACACCTCCGTTTTCCAGCCGCCGCCAGAGGCGCGCTGGACTGCCAGGAATCGAAACGGGTACATCGCGGCGGCCACCTTCACCTTCACGCGGGCGTCTTCCTCCCAGAAGCCCTTCACCTCATGGGCCTCCAGGTCGCCAGCGGCCGTCATCACGAAGAAGTCGATGGTGAGGTGGGTCTTTTCGGCCAACTTCAGCTTCACGGACTCGAATCGGAACCACGCGATCTCGCCGGCGGCCAGCTGCAGCGCCAGATGTGCGGCATAGGCTTCTTCCGTCTTGTTCATCTCCCCAGGCACGTGCCTGGGCCTACCCCGCGCGACCTTGCCGGCGGCGTTTCCGCTGCCGGAGGGTTGAACAGCAGCCGGCGGGCGGTAGGCGCGCGGCGCGGCCGGTGCCGGAGCGGCTACCGGCGTGCTGGCCTGCACCAAGCGGCGCATGCCCTCCGGCATGTCCTGCACGGTGGCGTAGCGCAGCGAGCGGCTGGGCGTCTTCTTCGGCGGCATCAGGCGGATGCCTCCATAGCGCCCCACACGCGCATCGCGCGCTGCCGGAATGCGTCGAACTCCTGCCGGGCGCGCTGCTGCGCCGCCTGGTGCTCACGATCCATCTGCTCGAGCATGCAGTCGAACTCGACGTTCAGCAGGCCCATAAGCTGCTCCATGGACAACCCGCCGCGCGTGCGCTGGCCCGAGGCTGGCGCAAGCATCGGCATAGCCAGCTGCTGCTGACCCGAAGGCGGCGACGGCGCGCACTCTACGCGGCCGGCCTCAGTCGCAGCCCACGTCGCCACCGGCCGCCCATCGCGGCCGCTGTCGCGGTTCTCACACCTGCGCACCAGGCCATCTCCGTCGAGCTCCCGCAGCAGGCCAGCCGCGGCGGCTGTGCTCAGCAACATCACCTCGCGCGGTGCGCCTGACTCGAGTGCGGCGTTGCCCATCAGCTCCAGCGCCTCGGCAGCCGTGCTCTCGCCGTGGATGCCCAGGCAGAACAGCAGCAGCTGCCGCTGGTAGGCGCGGATATCAGCCGGCTCCATGCATGCCTCCGAAACCAAGCTCAGCCGCGGCCTGCGCCATGGCGCTGCGTGCGGCGTCGCGGTTACGCACCACCTGCGGCTCGGGCCTGGGCGCCGGTAGCGCGGCCATTGGGTCGGGAACGGCGCCGCCGTCCATGACGTGCTTCACCGCCCTCTCGTAGGCGTTGGCCAACATGCGCTGCTGCAACGCGCCGCTCTCGGCCGTGGCATAGGCGTGCAGGTCCAGATTCGACCGCACCAGCACGGTGAACCCGCTATGTGCTTGGCGGGGTCGCATCTGGCCATCAACCTCTGCCAACGACGGCACGCCCAGACACATGGCTCGGAACTGCCCGGGGTTCGGCGGCCACTGCAGCGCACTGCGCAGGCAGTGGCCCATACCGTCGGCGACCTGTCGCGGGGTGATGCCGACCAGCACCTGGAGCCACAGTTCCCCGGCCGTGGTCAGGCTGCCCGCGTTGTTCACCGGGGCTGAGCCGTTCTCGCGCACCCACTTCCCGGGAAACATACCGGCCATGCGCTCCCACACCGTCCACAGCATGCTCACCGCGCGCTGGTCCGGCTCAGTGGTGGACGGGCTCGAACTCGACGTCGATGACATCGCCGCTTGTTCCGCCAAAGCTGCCAGCTGCCGGCCGCTGTTCGTGGAGCCGTCGCTGCTCAGCGACTTGCCCGGAAGAACCGAGTTGAGTGTTTGCATTGGTGCCTCCGGTGGTGTTGGGATTCGCTGGCACTGCGCCTGCCGCGTGGCGGTTGCGGGCGGTCCTGATCGCCCATGGGAAGGGGTTTGAGACCGGTGGCGATCGCGCCAGTCCTTCAGCGACCGTGTGCCCCAGCGTCTCCGGCGTCACGCCCTCCTTCAGGGCGGCCAGTAGGTCGGGGTGGCTTGGATTGGTGGAATGGCAACCAGCCTTGCGCATCAGCAAGCACGCACGCCCCTCGTCGGTCACGCCTCCCAGAGATCCTTGAGTGAGATGTGATGTATCTGGAGTAGTAATGGGGTCTGGGGTCTGGGTACCCGTGTTCACACCTGTGTTCACACCACCTGTCACACGTGACTCTGCGTGACATGTCACGCGTGACAACTGGTCGAGCGTCACGCGTTCGTCGCCCGTGACATGCGTGACGTGGAGCGCCTTCAGCTGTGCCATCGTGACCATGCCTCCCGGCACGACGCCGACAGCGCGCAGGTCTTCGAACAGCATGGTTCTGCGTGCTCGAGTGCGTGCCTGGCGCTCGGTTTCATTGCTCTTTCGGGCATCGCGTCGGCCTTGGCCCTCGGCAATACGGCCTTGCGCTTTGGCGATTTGCTCGTCGCAGCGCTTGCTGTGCCGCAATCCGTCTTCTGCCACGGGGAAGTAGCGCTCGGCGACCTTCTTGACTGCGGCCTTGTCCGCCGCAGTGATTGCGCCGGCGATGATGTACAGCTCGGCCAGGCTCTCTGGCAGCGCCTGCTCTTCCGAGTAGTACGCCAGCATCAGCTTGAAGTAGACGCCGTGGTCGGTCAGGGACAGTCGGGTCGTGTCCTTGAGGTAGTCGCCCGGTAACATCTCGAAGTAGATCATCAGGGTTCCCCAGCACCGTGCTTGCCGCGTGCCGCGGCACCGGGACTGCCAACCCTGGTCAGCTCATGCTCGTTCGGCGGCAGCGTCTCCAGCCGGTATGTCTCACTCAGGCTGTTGCGCCAGCGGTACGCCGTGGCGCGGCTCACGCCGAAGTGCCGGACAATGGCCTCAACGGTTGGGAAATCGCTGAGCTCGATTGCCCAGCGCATGAACTCCATGACGATCCTGGTGGTGTTGTAGCCGGCAAGGGCGTGCTGCGGCGCGCTGCGCCGCGGCTTCTGTACAGAAAACGCCGAGGCTACGGGCGCCACGGCTGGCTCTCGCTCGGCCGGAGCGGCGCGGAGCGCAGGGCCACAGCGCAGACCGAGGGTCGGACTGATGTTCATCCTGTCGCCCCCGCATGACCCGATACGGGAATCTCACGACCCATCGCGGTGCTCAGCTGCCGCAGGCCGGGAAACCGTCGCCTGGCGGCCGCCGGGTCGTTGAGGTCCTGCAGCGCGAGCTGCCAGCGATATGCCGTCGCGCGCGAAAGGCCGAATCGCTTCTGAAGCGCATCAACGCGCACCGGCTGCGGCTGCTCTTTTGCCCAGAGGACTACATCCACCATGGGCAGAAGCGGCACCACACTCTCGGGGATGCGACGGCCGGCACTGTCGAATTCGCTGACCACGGCGATTGCCCAGCTCACCATTGCACCGCCGCTCATCGCTGCGCACCCTGCACCGCTCGCGGCGCCAGATCCTGCAGGTGACCCGACACATAGCGCTTGGCCGTCACCAGCTCCGCCTCGAGCTGACCGATCTCGTCCAGCGCGCGGCGCAGCTCAGGTATGTCCTTCGGGCAGATGCGGCCGTCGGCCAGGACGTTGGTGATCGCTTCGAGCGTGTGACCGAACTCCACCGACAGGCGGGCCACAGCCAGCACGCCGGCATGCGGCTCCATCATCGGGATACGGGCACCGAGAAAACCATAGCGCTGGGCCAGTTCGCGCGAGCAGGCGTCGCGCCAGTGCGGCGGCAGCGCACGGACCCACGATTCTTCAAGGTCCACCGGCATCTTGACCGTGCCATTGCGGATCCGGCCGACAATCTGGGCGTTCGCCTTCAGCGCGCGCTCGGTGCTGTCGGCATCGTCGCCGATGTGGAACTGCAGGATGCGCTCACCAGGCGCAACGTCTGCCATGTACTGCTCGGCGATCGCCTGGGCCAGGCTGCTGTCGGTGTGGCCGCTGTTTCGGATGGCGTCCGTCGTGTGCCGGAACACCACCGCAGAGCGCGGCTCGTGGTACTGAGGATCAGGCTTCATTTACGCACCTCGGGAGGCGATGCAAAGTGGTCGCCATGGACAGGACGACCGGAATTCAAAGGCTTGGAGCCGCCCTCCTTGCGCTACGCTGGATGTGCGAACAACACAGCCCGCAAGGAGGGCGACATGGACGGAGTGAAATTCACCGCAGAACAGCAACTGATCTTTCGTTTAATCGGCGAAGTGGAACTGCTCAAGGGCTGCGTTCTGGACCTGATGGCTTCGCGACGCGACCCGGCAGGTGCCGTTGCCTCTATCGAAAGCGCCAACCGGAACGCCATGGCAGTCATCAACGAGATGCTCTCGAACGATCCATCACCTCGGATGGTCTGCCTTGGGCATGCAGATTCATTGGCCCGGACATGGTCGGAGGCACTGCAGGCGCCCTAAGTCCTGCGCAAATGAACTGCCCGCTCGGAAGCTGGATAAGGCCAAGCGTTGGAATTGATAACGCCTGCAGGCCGGCCAGCTTCCGGGCGAGTGCATTCCATTGCGCAAATGCGCTGATACGGCGATGGATCGCCAGGCGTCGCTTCAGGGCGCTCATCTCAGGCGCCCTCCACTGGCACGATCCGGTCAGCGTCCGGGTCGTCGTCGGGACGACGGACCAGTGCCTGAAAGTAAGTCGGCATCAGCACGAAGCGCAGCTTCAGCGCCCAAAGGTCATCGATCTGACCTTCCGGCCACTGATATACAGCCGACGGCGTTATTCCGAGAGCGCGCGCAAGCGCGGCGGCATTGCCGTCGTATGCGGCAATGGCTTCTTCCTTGGTGATCCGGGGCATGTTCATGCCACCCATATAAGCACGCTTCCATTGCACATGCAAGCACACTTACTTAACGGACTAATAAGCTCGCTAACATGACTACTGCCCTCGCCACCCGCTTGAAGCGCGCTCGTTCAGAGTGCGGCATCACCGAACCTGCTGACGCAGCACGCCGTGCTGGCATCACGCCATCGGCGCTGTATCAATTGGAGGACGGCAAGACCAAGTCGCTAAGCGGAGAGACGGCAGTCAAGCTCGCCCGCGTCTACCGACCATTTCGGGTGGAATGGTTGATCACTGGCGAGCTGCCCGAGCGCTGGGATGAGTCTCATGGCGCCTTGATATCAACCAGTGAGACACCCGCTGGATATGTTCGCTTCCGAGTTATGGAAGGCGAAGCATCAGGGGGCTTTGGCGCAATGAATCAAGATTTCCCAGATGTGGTTAGGGAGCTCGACATCGCAGAGTGGCAGGTGCGCCAGCAGCTTGGGTTCGTCCCAGAAGCTGACCGTGTTCGCCTGGTCACCGTGCGGGGTGACTCGATGTATCCAGACATCAAGAACGGCGACGTCGTGTTCGTGGATGTCGCCAAGGACTACTTCGACGGCGATGGCTTGTACCTGATTAACCTACACGGTCTGACGTACGTGAAGCGCCTTCAGCTGTTGCGAGACGGACTGCATGTGATCAGTACCAACAGGAAGTACCTGAGTGAGGTCGTGCCGCCCCAGGAAGCGGATCAGCTTCATGTGGGCGGCAAGATTCTTGGCCTGGCGCTACTGCGCAGCGCCCAAGAGGTCTGAAGTCAGAAGGACTTCGCGCGCTGCTGTTGGCGCGCCGCCTCTCTAGCCTTACCTGCATTGGTGAACACTTGGATGACCCCGGTGTTGACGGCCCCAACAATGCCGTTGAACTGAACATAGGTGCCGGGCAGTTCCCAGACCGCCCTCGGGCCGGCAAAGTTGGCGCCGACGCCGGAGACCACTTGCACGGTGTCGTGCTTGGTCGGCGCGCCCAGCTTCTGCTTCAGCTGCTCGAACAGTTCTTGGGCATGCACGAAACCATCTGTCGAGATAGTCAGACCTTCAACCACACCGTTGACCACGACCGCCGTGACCGATCCTGTGCCGGTGGGTCTCTTGTTGCTCAGCGGCACCAAGGTCAACAGATCGTTGTTGACGGTATCAGTCCGTGCGCCAGGCTGCATTCCCATTGCCACCCAGCATGCTGACTTCGCAGCGCCCAGGTTGTAGACAGCTCCCGCATAGGGGATCTGCTCGCGCGGGCATTCAGGGCCCAGTGGTGCCCCGAGCGTGATGCCCATGAACTCAAAAGGAGTTCCGGCGGTTGCATCGGCCGATCGCCCAACTGCGGACGACTCGGTCGCTTCTTTCTTGATGACAACCAACGGCGGTGCCGCTGCATGGGCCGTGCCTACGACGCCAACGGCTACCAGTACCACGGCTTTACGCCAATCCATACGTGCTTCCCCTGCTCCAGATAGTGGTTAGCGTAGAAGCACGCTGAATAAGCGTGCTTGCATTCTTCGTATTAGCGTGCTTTTATAGCGCCGCAGCCGGCTTCTGCCGCCCACGGAGACCTAGCAATGCCCCTGACCCTCAGTACCAAGCGCACCGCCCGCGTCGGCATGGCCGCCCTGGCGTGCTTCATCGCCCTGGGCGTGGTTGCCTGGGCCACCCCGACCGATGCACCCGCTGCGGCTACTCACGACGTGCCAGACGGCCTCGTGATCACCAGCCCCCGCATCTGCGCCGCCCTGGCTGTGTATGAGCTGGCCGTCGGGGACGATTGGGCACTGCGCGCCACCGTTGCCAACACGACCCTCAACGCCTTCCGCGATGCAGACCGGGTGCCCGACTGTGCGGCAGGGGTCACTGCGGCGCTGACGCAGCACTTCGAGCCGGCGCGCTGGCAGCTTTCGCTCGACGCGGCCGATGCCGTCCTGAGCGGCTCCTATGAGATTTCCCCGGCGGCATGCGTCCGGGCCAATGCGGTTGTCCCCCTGTCGACCGCAGACGGCAAAGTGTCGAGCACTTCCCCGGTGCTGGCCCGGGCGCAGTGCGTCATGCACGAACTGGCTTTCGTGGAGGTGGCGCCGTGATCACCGGCCTCCGTACTGAACCGCGCGCTGCGATGATCGGCGCACAGCGCCTGCCCCTGAGCCCAACCGAATCGAAGGTGCTGCAGCTGATCATCGGCGCAGGTGACACCCCGATCAGCCGCGCCGCGCTGGAAGAAAGCCTGTATGGCGGTGTCGGCCGTAAATCGAACACCGTCGAGGTGACCATCTGCCGCCTGCGCCAGAAGCTGGCCCAGCACGGCTACAGCATCAATGCCACCCGCAGCCGTGGCTACACGATCAGCCAGGCCGGTGCAGCATGATCGCCGCCATCACCTACCCCCTCGCCCAGCGCGCGGCCGTCGCCGCCAAGGCTGCCGCTACGGCCGCCACAGGTATGGGCTTCGCCCCGAACCTGGTCGCCGCAGCCGCTGACGTTGCCGCGCGCGCAGTGCTGGAGCGTCGCACCAGCGCCGGCCGCGCCATCGCCGACGTGCGCAAGAACCTTCGCCGCATGTTGCGGGCGCAAGGCGGTGCTCCATGAGGGCACCTGCGATCAAGCTCCCGGCCCCTGACCTGACGCCGGACCAGCGCGCGGCCTTGGAGCGCGCGAAGCGCCCCCGCCGCCATCCCTACCGCGTGTATTGCACGCACCAAGCGAGCGCGCAGCGTCAGCGCGAGGCGGAAGAGCAGCGCCAGCGCGTCGCGCCGAACCTGCACAGGTTGGTGCGCTGATGGATGGCCTGCACCCAATCGGCGGCGGCCTGGACGCGGTGATCGTCGGCACGGCCACACCGACACCCGAAGAGAGGCTTCAGCGGTACGTGGCGGCAGCTGCGGCGCATCCCTGCCGCTGGCACGAGCTGCGCGTCCAGTTCGGCCAGGTCCTGCAGCGCTCACTGAAGAACGGCGTCCGGATCGGCTTTGTCGCTTGGCAGCGGCAGATGCCTGCCCTGTGGTCGCGCCACAGCCCCTCCTGAAACGAGGAACACCTCATGCCAACAATCACAGTCGACGTTGAACTCGAAGACTTCGACGACTCGGACATTCTGGAGGAATGCCGGTCCCGAGGCCTCAACGTGCTGCCCACCGCGGCGGCCGATGCACCTGCCGCTGATCTTGTCGTGGAGCGAGCCTATCTCGCGGCTCGTGCCATGACCGATCTGCCGCGGGAGCTGAAAGACCTGTTCTGGATCGTCCACGGCCGCGCAATCGCGTAGGGCCGGGCAGCCGGCCGCGATGGACCACCGCAACCAGCTCGACATCTTTGACCACGACCCAGCCCGCCTGGCCAAGGCCAACCGCGTTGCGGCCGAGAACGCCCTGACCGATCCGTTCTTTTCCCAGAAGGTCCGACAGGACCGTCACGACTACTACATCGCCGAAGCCGAACGCCTTGAGCGCTTGGCAGCCATGGCCGAAAAGCCGGCCACCACCGCAGCCTGAGATCTCCCGAATGAAACAGCCTCAGCCCAGCGACGTCAAACCTTCAACACCGATCCCCGATAGCGCGATTGAAGCGTTCCGCGCTGCCTACGCCACGCATGGCACCCAGAAGGGTTACGCCGATGCAATCCGCGCCGGCCTGGCCGCTGCAGCGCCGCTGATAAGCCAGGACGCGATGCTCTCGCTTGAACAGGACGCACAGAAGTACCTGGTGCATCAGCTGGACATTGCACTGAATGGTGAAGCCGCCGCAGCGCGCGCGCCGGTGCTGGCGGATCTTTTGAGCCAGTGCCAGGCCGAAGCCCGCCGCCGGCACGGCCCCGTTCTCTCGACGATTCCGGGCGTTGCAGCAGCCCACCTGCGCAAGGTGTACATGGACCTCGCTGACGGCGCGCGCAATCTCAGCGAATCCGCCATGGCGATGAGTGACAAGACGGTTCGCGAACTGGTCGCCATGGGAATCACTGAGGTCCACCTACTGCCGGACACAACGCCGGAGGCCACCCCGTGACCTTCTACAAGATCATCAACCCGTCCGATCCCTATCACCTGACAGCAGATGATCTGGTGCTGGCAGGAATCGCCGCATTCCTGCTCGGCAGCGGCAAGTACGCGCTCGAAGCATCCGACGGCAGCGAAGGCGTTCCGTTGTTCCTGGTCGGTGGACACGACGAATGGTTCGCCGCGCACGGCGCGCAGAGCTTTGAATCGGCCTTGGAGGCTGCACTGGAAGAGCGCACAGAGGAACTGGCCAGGATCTTCGACAGCGTCACGCTGGAAGGCACCCGCTCGTCGCTCAATGACATCGGCGCCACCGCCGCGAGGCTTGCGACTGGCATTCGCGAGCGAGCATCACAGCAGGCGGTGGGCAATGGCTGAGCAGACGATCACCCACATCGTGGTGAAGAACGAGCAGGCGCGCGAGCATGGGACTTTCTTTGTTGTGGAAGGCTGCGAGCAGCAGGGCAACGGCAACACTCGCTATTGGGCCCAGCTGACCTGCAACACGCCCTTCGGCGTGGTGGGAACCTTCTTCGGTTCCATGGGCGCGCCAGCGGCAAGGTTCCTGCGTCGCTGTGGGAAGGGGTACATCCTCGGCCGGCTGTGGGGGCTGGAGACCGAGGTGTACAACGGCGACGTGGCGAAGGCCAATTTGATCAAGTGGGTGCTGCAGCAGCGCAGGCGCGTCGAGATAACCAACGAAGAAGCGCGCGAGCTGCTGGATGCCATCGACTGCGCGGACTTCGATAGCGAGCACGGCTTCCAGTCGCTGGTCTACGGCAACCGCAACTTCTATCAGGCGTTCTCCGAGGGCGGCGGCAGCGACTACAAGGTCCCCAACCCGCAGGCCGAGGGCTTCTGGGAGCACCTATGGCCGGGCTTCCTGGCCGAGCTGGCACAGCGCGTGGAGGTGGCTGCCAATGGCTGACCAGCTGCTCACCGCTGCAATGGATCACGCCGAGCCGATCCAGTCCGCCTACGCCCATGGCCCGGTGTGGGATGCCTTCGGCCTGACCCGCGCCGCATACCTGGTCGTTCCTCGCAGAACGCTCCAGTCCATGCCGCTGGAATGGCAGGAGCGCTTCGTCGCGCTGATGAATGAAGCCCACGCCCATCTGCCAGCCGATGCGTTCCCCGAGTACACCGTGCGGCGCCAGGACAACGGCAAGTTCGTTGCCGACCCGCTCCGTGACTACCGACACACCGGCCCCATCGCTCCCAAGGATTCCTCCAATGGCTGACGGCTCCCGCGCTTTCAACTTCCCCATGCCGCAGCGCTCCCGGCTGCGCCCCGGCGAGATCGTCGTGGATCTGTTCGCCGGCGGTGGCGGCGCATCGGAAGGGCTCAAGCAGGCCCTGGGCATCGATCCCGCCTTGGCCTACAACCACGACGAGCTGGCCATCGGCATGCACGC